CGACGGACCCGTAATGCATCACCCAGTATGAACAAACTAGACATATTTTATGAAATGAAACAGTTTGATCTCAAGAACAGATCATTCTATAGTGAACTTACAGACGAAGAACGCAAAAAGTTCAGCAACTTCCTCATGATCCGCTGGGGTAGTGCAGTAGGTGGCAGTGCCGAATTGCAGGGATACTATCTAATGAGTTGTAATGAACGATTAAACAAGAATTGGTTCGACCTAAGCAAGTATCCAGAATTGCAATGGTTGTTGGCAACAACTGTGAGTCCAGGTATGGGCACACACAGGCATGAATGGATCAAACAAAAGAAACGTGTTAACAACAACAAGGTGGTTAAGTTTTTGCGCAACTTCTATCCAGACTACGCAGATGATGATTTAGAAACACTGGCAGAGATCAGTGATAAAAAAGAACTCAAAGAACTAGCTAAGTTAAACGGGTGGGAAGATAAAAAGATCCGAGACGCACTCAAATGATTACTGAATTGGTTATCAATGGTTGCAGTTACATGCAGACTTACTTCGAAGGCAACGGCCATGCTGACTTGGCCCAAGCTCTACAGATACCGAGCAGTAATAGTTTAAGCATCACGGGTAGCGCCAACAGTAGAATTATAAGAACAACACTGAAACACAGCTACGAAACGAACAAAAAAACTTTGTATGTGTTGGGTATGACATTTGTTAGCAGAGAAGAACTTCCTATTTGTCGTTATAATTCAGCAGAACACACAGAGCAAGAAGTATGGGAAGGTGCATGGACAAATCCACAAAATCAACAGTTTGGCAAGAACAGATGGAGATCAAGTTGGAACGATCGGGAAACCAAGCAGTGGGTATTGTTTCGAGAACGATACGAAAAACATTCGCTAGTTGATAGAACAGAAAATTTAATGTATCAAATGTTGTCATTGATTGATAGTTTAACACACCGAGGACATAGTTGTATAATATTTCAACAAGCAGACCATTGGTGGGAAGGTGTGTTACCTGAAGAGGTCAACAGGATACGTCTACTAGAAGGACATAAAAATATCATAGGTGATTTTAAGTGGTGTGCAATTAGAGAACAACATCGAGCAGGTGTGCCATACATACCCGACGAAGAACATGTTGAACCAGAATTACGACATCGCTTAGCCGGTGAACATGGGTGGTTAAACAATTACTTGGAAACATATATAAGAAAACATGAGTTACACCTGTAAGTATTGTGACAAAAGTTATCGCAAGGAATCAACACTTGCGGCTCATCTTTGCGAGCCCAAGAGGCGCTGGCAGGAAGAAAAAGAAACAGGTGTGCAGTTTGGACTTAGAGCTTACTTACAGTTCTTTGAAACAACACAGGGCAGTGCCAAAAACAAAAGTTTTGCAGACTTTGTAACCAGTCCATACTACAAGGCATTTGTAAAATTTGGCAGGCACTGTGTCAACATCAAATGTCTCAACATACAAAACTACACAACCTGGTTATTGAAAAACAACAAGAAACTGGACTACTGGACAAAAGATGTTTTTTATGATGAGTGGATGCGTGAATATTTAAAAAAGGAGGCAGTACAAGATGCTCTTGAACGTGCTCTTAAAACCATGGAAGATTATGCAAGCAACGGTTCGGGACTTGCGGGATTCCAAGACTATTTTCGGTATGGTAATGCTAATAGGATTTGTCATCATATCAGTACCGGGCGCATTAGTCCTTGGATTGTGTTTAATTGTGTTTCCGGCGTGGATTGGTTATCTACTCTTGCAGATGATCAAATTGCTATTATACTCCCCTGGATTGACCCTGACTACTGGAATAGAAAATTTACTGACTACATGGGTGATGTAGAGTGGTGCAAGCACCTGTTACAGGAAGCAGGATTATGAAGTTTACTAGTGATATTGATATTGATTTAGGAGATAGAGACACGGTGCTTGAACTGTTCCCGCACACTCCGGCAGTGATATTGCGCAACGGCGAATACGTAAAACACAACACAGGTGTTTACGTAACAGATACTCCCGAGGACCCGTTTACAGGATACGCCAGTATAGATCACAAGGTAGCAGAGGATCGCGGATACATGAAGATAGACATGCTGAATCTTGGTCTATACACTGAAGTACGCAACGAACAACACCTGGATCAATTACTAGCACAAGAACCAGCTTGGGAATGTTTATATGACAAAGACTTCTGCAGTAAACTGATACACATAGGCAATCATTACGACACGTTAATAAAAATGCCAGAAGCAGTAAACACAATAGAAAAGTTAGCAATGTTTTTGGCAGTTATACGTCCTGCAAAACGTCACCTAATAGGCAAGCCGTGGGCTGAAGTTGAAAAGACTGTGTGGGAGAAACCCACAGATGATAGTTACTATTTCAAGAAAGCACATGCGATCAGTTATTCGCATTTGGTAGTAGTAAATGTTAACTTAATTTCCGCACAAGAGTAATACTTCTACGCTTTGTACGTTTGGACGCTATTGATTTAAGGCTAATGTGTGGACCAAATTTGATGTCCACATCCTTACTGTTCATGGTTTTTACTATCATCTTGAACGGAGCCCACTCTGTTTTTAAGAATACATTAATTGGTATTAGTCTGTTGCTTTCCCACCACCAGGTATCAGCTAATGCAAGGAAGTGTTGTTTTTCTTCTAAATTGTTCAGCGCACCATAATCGTACATTGTGGTTAACACATCGTCTACATTCTGAATCACACCAATATACTCGTTACCTCCGTATATTAAGTAAGTTAGAAAAGGGTACTCGGTGAGTAGTTTCTCGTAGTCTATGTCAACCATATAAGTTCAATAAATACATTAATGTATGAAATCCAAAGTTATTTATATGATAATATTATTCGGGTCCAAATTCTGGATCAGGGAACCTTTTTGCCACCAAGGAAACGAGTTGTGTTTAGTAAACCAATAAAAGTATATCAAGGAATTGATAATCCACTACAGATCGTTGTTAGGAATCAACAACAAAAAGCCGTTAATTTAACAGGCAACACCATGCAATTGGATATCCAAGATCCATTTGAAAAAGGTGCTGTTGAAAGTTTGGCTGTGACTATTGACAATGCTGAAACTGGCTTATGCAGTGTAACTATTCCCAAAGCAACCACAGTGGCACTGAAGCAGAGAATGTATCTGCTTACACTTAAACTAACCAACACAACAACCAACATTGACAGACCTCTGTATGTAGATGATAACTTTGGTGCACAATTAAAGATTGAAGTATTGCCGGGATGGTACGAAAGTGATCCACTTAACTTTGCCGCTAATGCTGTAATAGATTCAGGACAAATTACATGACAACTAGCAACGTAACATTAACTACACACTTATTAGCCAAACGAGGCAACACAGCCGTTAGCACCACCTACACAGGTTTAGTTGGTGAGCTCACTGTTGATACAGATTTAACCACGGTTAGAGTACATGATGGTGTAACCGCAGGTGGACACATATTAGCCAACACTGCACAGATAAGTGACCCTGCAGGGTTAAGTGCAGCCAATGTTGAAATTGATGCATTACGAGCCAATGTAACTGCCTCTAATGTTGAAATAGATGCACTACGTGCAAACATAACTGCGGCAAATGTGCAAATTGATGCTTTTGTTGCAAATACCGGTTTTAGTACCAATGTTGCATTTAATGCGTTAGACGCTAATGTAGGATCATATCAAACCTATGCTAATAGTCAAATTACAACACTTGATGCTAACTTGGGAACGGCCACAACCAACATCACAAGTATTGATGCTAATCTTGGTACAGCAACCACTAACATAACAACACTAGATGCTAATCTTGGTACAGCAACTACAAACATACAAACCATTGATGCTAACTTGGGCACATTCAGTGGTACACAGGATACTATTAACGCTAACATTGGTGCATTCCAATTATACAGCAATGCCAACGTTGGCAGCATTAAGTTAGAAATAGACAACCTGTTTGGTAATGCAGGAACACAACAAACGTCTATAGATGCTATTAATGCTAATCTAGGAACGGTAGTAGGAACAACAATACCTACTATTGATGCCAACTTGGGCACTGCTACAACCAACATAACAACACTGTTGTCTAATGCTCAGAGCCAGCAAGCAACACTACAGAGTTTACAATCAAACGCCGCGGCACAGCAAGCACTGATTAATACATTAACAGGCAACGCCGCTACACAGTATGGCGAGTTGG